TGAATCGGCATCTGCCCCTTCAACAAGGGCATTACCTGCATCGGCATCAGCCAATGCATCGGTCTGCCACTCAAACAAAGTGTTATCACAAGAGGACTTGCCGATACCACTCATAAATGGTGTCTCCTCCGGTGAAATGTTGTATATGATATTTGATAAATCCTCACGAATGCCTATTGCATCGTAAGTGTCTCTGGTACTAGCCATAATATTCTCCTATAGTATGTCCTCCAGTAAAGCCCCGGCATCTTTGACGGAACCTGACTGTTGTAGTTGTTTCATTGATTTGGCTTTACGCCGTTTTGCAGCATCAATCTTGGTGCGCTTGGTACCCGGCTTTACCAACTTTGGCTTGTTCTTTAACTTCTTGGATTTAACGTCTGCATTCTGGAGAGCGTCATACTTCATCGCCTTCATGAGTACATGAATTGATCTGGAGTCTGCTATGCCATCTAACTCCGCTTTCGTATACCCCTGTGACGAACCGTATTCTTTTATCTCTCCGGCTAACTTTGGCTGTTTAGTAGGATCGGCCCAGTCCGGTATGAGTTCTGCAAGTCTTTTAGTCTCCATGCTCATAGACGATCGTTTAGCCTGAGCCATCTCAGATTGCTGTTGTTGCGTAATCCTTTGATGGTTCTGGTTAACTAACTGTAGCCTTTCCTTCTCTTCACGGAGTTCATCCCGTTGAGTGACGTAGGCTATAGGGTCTTCCTGTTTCAACCTGGCCCAGTCTACCGTAGCAAACCTGTTAATCCCCTCAGAGAGTTGATGTCCAAGTTGTGATAGTGCCTGTTGATACTGCTTTCTTTCTTGAGTTAGCAATTGGTACTGCTCATTGAACTGGGTTTGGTATTGCTCCAATCCCTTACGTTCATCTGCTATCTCTTGAGTCTTTTTGGTGTAATCCGATTGTCTGGAATATCCGGCTTGTAATTCTTCCAATGTAACTTCAACGTTCTCTCCGTCAACCTTGACAGAGTACACATCAGCCACATCCTCACCTTCTTCCTCACCATCGGTTTCTGATTCGTCTTCATCCTCATCGGATGCATACTCCTCAGCCTCATCATCTGAAACATCCTCTTCCTCTACAGGTTCTGATTCTGTTTCCTCAACGGGTGTTTCTTCTTCAGTTGCTGGTTGTGCATCATCTGCATCCAGTAAACTTAGAATGGCCTCTTGAGCCTCTACTACGCTTAGTGCTTCAGTTGTGGGTGCTGCCGTTGCCGGGGCACTATCCACTTTTGTTTCTGCGTTCATTTAAATCTCCGTTAGTCTGTTTCTATGTTCATGTATCTGCCCTTCTTCAAAGACTGATACTATATGATTGTATATTTTATCTACCACCTTAAGTTCTAACCACAGTTGCTCCCTATCAGTGGTTGCATGTGCTGTGGTATTCTCCCACTCCAACATTATCTGAGTTTTTAAACTCTCAAATGTCTCTATAAAGATTGGGTTCTTTAGTAGTATTTCGGCCTCCCTTACTCTATCCAATTTTCATCGGCCTCCCTGTCTCCAACTCAGCTGCCAGTTCCGCTAACTTGAACTTGTTGTCCATCTTAACGTCCATTAACTCCGTTTCGGCCTTCTGTTCCTTGACCTTGAGTTCTCCCTGCTTGACTGCTGTATCTACCTTCACAGCCTCAAGTTGAGCCTCTATCATTGGATCAGGCGGAGGAGGTGGTGGTTGCTGCTCTGGGGGAGTAATGTAGTCTGTCACATTCTGGTATCCCATTGCATTCATTAGTGCTGAAACCAGGTTAAACATGTTCTGCTCACTGATCATCTTGGAGCCACCGGACTTGGCTTGACCAGCCATTTGTACCAGTTGCTGTAATTGACCAATCTGCATATCCTTGTTGCCATGTCCCAGGGCTACTGATACCGTACAATACATGTGATCAACCCAACTGGTGGGGTCTACATCAACCCAACTGCCACGTAGTTTGATTACTGTCTTACGGTCCATATTCTTTACCAGTAGTTCGTATATACGGAGCATCAATTCCTTGACACCGGTTTCTGCAAACTGTCTGGCTACTAATTCAATTCTGCTTTGTGATGCTGTCATCACTGCATTCACAGCGGTTGCTGTGGTATGGGATGTCAGGGCATCGGGGTTAAGTCCTTGACTGGTCTTACTGACCCCTGCTCTCTCCTCACGTATTGAATCGATATACTCCAGCATCTGGAAGGTATAGGGTTCAAGGGTAGGGGTAGCCAAGGGAGTGACAGCCTGTGGGGATTTAACTCTTACTATGCCGCCTGGGCGTGCGGTCAGCAAATCATCCAAATTCGCCTGACCTTCAAGGACGGCATATCGTCCGTAGTTCTGGTTGTACATATTGTCCAGCAAGTTACGTATCAGGGTGCTCTTCATCTCCTGAAGTGGCATAACCAGGTCAGCAATGGACAGCCCATAGAACTTGTGGGGTATCTTGATTGGGGTGATACTAATGAATGGGATGTTGTCTATCTCCTCATTAGAGAGGACAGTAGAGCCAACAGTGCAGACCTTACGTAGTTCTGCTATTCCATCATCGTCAAAGTCTGTAGTGATGTAGGATTCATGCAGATAGTATTCCTGCATCGACTCCTCACTGGCAGCATTGGACAAACCAAACATGTTGCCGGAACTATCGAAACTGAACCTGGACTGATCGCCAGTATCCCACGATGAGTTGCCATCAGCACCCTTTAAGTCTTCAACATCTATATCAGGCCACATCACTTTTAATTCAGATAAGGTCTTACGGACACGGTGACAGATGAATCTGGCATCCTGTATCTCCTTTGCCTCACGGTTAATCAGGAACTCTTCAGGTGGTACGTTAGCCACCTCAATCTTACCACCGGCCATTGATCGCTTGATCACTACATCATGTACACCGGTCTGGGGTTGATCGTGCTCAACCACCTCAACCATGTCATCTGCCAGTAAGGATTCAATCTCTACATCATTCAGGTTGTGGTACTCCTCTCTGACTAACTCTTCAGACTCTTCCCACCATACCTTGATGATACCGTTCTTCTGGAGTAGGGCATCAGTGAACCAGGTGTATAGGATTTCCCAACCATTGTTCTGTCGTTGTAAGACATAGTTTACATAGTCTGTGGCTTGCTTGGCCTGTTCAACCTCATTGGGTCCGTTAGGCTCAAACTGTACCAGTTCATCACCAGATGCAAAAACCCTCATCAAGGAGGGTTTGATCCATTCAATGGAATCTTGTACGGTGGAATCAACATACTGGGATCGACCATCGATCTCATTGCCAAACTTCTCACCATAGTAATACTTCATGGCCTTGCTACGTTGTGTCGATAGTTCATCGCCAAACCCTATCGCCTCTGATATCTCTGCATCAATCCGTTGTAGGATATCGTCTTCTGTGACCTTTTCTTTACTCATTATATAATTCCGTATTGTGGATAAGTGATTTCCTTATCCGAATTAAATGACCATGTTTCATCTGATCCTGCTACTCCATGTCGTCTACTCATAAAGCAATACCTCATGGCTGACATGCAGTCATCACGTATTGCTACGATCTTGTTCTCTTTTCTATGGTACTGTCGGTATTCCTGGAGCAGGTGTGACAGGCTAGAATGAATCTTAAACCTTCCTTCCTCCATCCAGATCAACATCTCCTGTATACCCTGCTCAACTGAGTTACCGCCTTTTGAATTGCCAAGGGCCGGAGGATTAGTAAAATGCTCAAGCATGAAATTACAACCACACTGGCGATAGATATCAGCAAGGCCGGGATTACCCATAGCATCACGCCGGTTCCCATCATGAGGGTACGCCAAAGGGATGAAAGACGGCCTCCTTTTAATCTCTTCCGAATGTTCAGCAGGTGACCTCTTATTCTGATTGTAACAGTCGTATACGTAGAATATATCTTCCTCAACGTCATGTGCTCCCCAAACCACTGCTGTGTCGTGATCCCAACCGAAGTCGATAGCCCCGATACGTAACCAGTGAGGCTGGATTTCAATGTCATCATAGGTCAGTTTTTCCTCTGGTATAGGAAAGACCAATCCTGAACCAATTGTAGGTTTACCATACTTCCTCATCTCCCTTTCATGGGGAGAATAGGCAGCCAGAATCTGGTCCATGGTTTCATGGTTCAGATGGCCTGGCTTACCAAACATCGACCTTGTGTCTTCCGATGCGTCATCCCAGGTGGCATTTGTGAGTGACTGGCCTTTCTTGATATTATTCATGAAGGCGCTTACAGTCTCAGTCATGCCCTTCTCTGGGGTGAATGTTAAATATACCATACCCCGGCGATCAAGGGTCCTGGTTACGCTTTGACTATACAGGGAGCGGTCAGGCTCTTCATCTAACCAGATGCAGTCGACCGACCGCCCCATCCATTTCTCTACTCCAGACTCATAGGACTTGAAGTGTACCGTTGAGTAGTCTCCACAGGTATGGGAGACAAGGGCCAAGGATTTAGCGTTAGGAACCCCTGGTTTACGCTCAGACGATACTATGTTCTCTCTGGGTATACACCCAGTGCCCCATGCTGTGGGGTCTTCTGGCGGCCCTAGGAGTTCCGCCTGGCAAATATCCCGGGTAGACTCATTGCT